CTGTTTGTTCCGCCTATGTTGCGCAGGTAAATGTTATAACCCGCCGGCCCGATAAATGCTGATGCGGCATCCAAGGCTCCAGAGGATGTAAGCTCAGTAGCAGTCACCGTACCCGTGATGTCTACGCCTGTGCTGGTGGTGGCGAGTTTGGTTGCACCTGCGTAGTTTAGTTTCACAAACCCAGAGTTATCAGCAATTAAATAGTATTGTGAATTGTCAGCATTTGATAGGCGAAGGTTATTAGCTCTGACAAAGAGGTTGCCTGTCCCAACTTCGTCTAAATAGCTGTTAGACCCGTTATGGTAAATCTGCAAATCAGACCCAGCGCCGAAGATGGCCTTCTTACCATCGCCAAATTCTAAATCGCCCGTCATCGCCCCGCCGGATTTCTCCAGCTTGTCTGCGTTGAGGTTTAGAAAGTTGTCATCCACCTCAACGTTAGTTAGGGGTGAACCCTTAGGAGCAGCGCCCTGAACGCGGGTTGTTATCGTAGCCATGTGTTACACCCCTAGCTTAATTAAGACGCAGACAAAGTAATGGTCCAAGTAACGGACATCGTGTCATCCGCGGCCTTGTTAACCACATCGAATTTCGTACGGCACAACATGTCGCCAGCCGTGGCCGCGTTAAAGATACCCGCTTCCGTTACTGCACCCGTTGCATCGCCCGCCTCGAAAGACGCTTGGTACTGGATCTGCTCATCGTTAGTGCCCGCGATGGTGGTTGAATCCAAAGCTTCTCGGCTTCCCAACACAGAGACCAGATCGGTTTGATTTGCTGCTGCGTTTGTTGTCGAAGAGCCTAGCGCCATGTGAGACATGATAGCTTTAGTGGTACCGGACATACGGGACGCAATGAACGCGAGCCCAGAGTCCACGACGAGGTTTTTAACCTTTCGCGAGTCTTTGATGTTTCCAGCCTTGTCCTTCAGGACGATGTTAAGCTGGCCAGAGAGCTTTAAGTTTTCGTTGATCATAACGATCTCCTTCAGAACGTAGTGGAAGCCCCGACAAAGTCTTCCGCGAAGTATGTGAAGTCAGTATATCCCTGACTCCGCAACGACCCCGCGTCGGTGCTCGAGGCCAAATTAAGTAGTACCTTTCCAGAGGTAACTACGGACGCGTCCCCAAATAGGGCGCTGTCTGAGCGCTGTCTCGTTAGAGACTTAGCCAGAGTTTCGGTTGCTACAGGTATATCTGAAAGATGCTTACCTGTAACCACATAATGTGTCTCAGATGCAATAGAATTGTCTGAGAAGAGTCGATTATATCCTACTTGCCGTGTAAAAGTCTCTGCGGCAGAGGCTATGTTCGACTTAATTTTACGGAACTGCATCTCTTGATCGTCAAGAATTGAAGCCGCACCGTCAGTATCGTCGGTAAAAGTGACTGTATCTACTAGGGCTTTGGTAAGCCCGAAGCTGTCTATAGCGTCAGAGGCCACAGGAGCGTCTGAGAGCCCTTTTCCGAACGCAAGCGTATCGATGGCCTCCGCGAGGAAGCCGTGGTCTGCAAGCGCCTTAGAGAAGGCGATGACGTCGTTGTCCGTAGAGGACGCGGTGTCGGACCTTGCGTTGGTGAGGGCAAACGCAAGCGCCTCTGCCGTACCAACAACATCGCCAAGGGCTTTACCCGTACCTCGAGAGACCTGATCGCTGACAGCAGACACAACGTCGTTTACCGCTTTCGCGAACCCTAGGTAACGCACATCACTCGCAGTAGCGGGGTCAAAAGCCCCCTTACCAAAGTTCATACGCTGGTTGTCTATGGTGTAGCCGTACTCGGTCACCAGTTTGTCAACTGCTAGGACAGCCCTGTCAGCGGTACCAGCGTCATCGGTTAAGGTCTTAAAGAACCCTAAAACCGCTTCGTCCCGCGCGGGTGCCACGTCAACAAACGAAGCAAATAGGAGAAAGTTTCCCAGCTCTGCTTTAACAACGTTTTGGTTAACGTTTACTGAAGTCTGGGTCAGTACGTTTAGCTGCTCAAAACGAGCAGTTAGCGCGTTAACCAGTTCGACAGCTTTTAGTTTCACGCGAAGTCCGCCCGAATCTTAAACTTGAGCTTTTCGAACAAGGTTTCTCTAACGCCGCTACTGCGGACAACCTCGATCTCGCCTTCGTACGTCCCAGCGTCGACTTGCAGGTCGTCTGTCGCCCACTGAAGTACCGCAACACCATTGTTCGCAGTGTCCGGGTTTATGTAAAACGCGCGGGAGAACAGAACGCTTTCCGCGCCTGCTTCCCGAAAGTGAAGGGTAACCGTCGCGCTGGTCAAATCGACCGCCGCGTTGTCGTCCTCGTTTGTCAGCGTTACCCGAATCTGGGGGCCTGTATCGCCTTGAACGTACTTAAATACCTGAGCCATTAAATCCCCCTGCGAACGCTGGCTTTGTCAAACCCAACCATCTTGGCGCGTAGGCTTGAACGACGGGTGTCGCGGCCTTTAGCGTCGGTGGCGTGTTTGTAGAATTCCGATTTGTAGTAGGCGCCAAGCTCGAAGTTGGTCCATTCCTTGCCCGGTATCATCGCTAGGCGGTAAATAGCTCCGCACGCGATTGAACGCCCGTGCGTTTCGTAAATAAAGTTCTCTACGCCTGTAGCCGTCAGCGCCGGTTTAATAACACCCGTTCCCTCGAACTCATACTTACCGTCGGGGGTAGGGTAGAACCGGATCTGCGAGTCTTGGTAGATACTAAAGGACATGGGTCGGCCATTAGCAGAGCCACTTGGCAACGCGTAGTGTCGATCCGACACCCGGCTAATAGGTTGTCCATTAACGTAAAGAACTAGAACATCCTCTAGGACAGTCCTCGTAGGCACCTCAACGTCGTACTCAGCGGTGTTTCTGCTGGTGTAGTCCTTGTCGATGTCATACCGCCATATCTGGCTAATACCACAAAACTCCGCTGATGCTTCCTGCAAGTGAGTTTCAATGATAATTTCCGGGCAGCCCGGTAAAAGGGGCTGAATGTACGGAAGAAAACTGTCCCATGCTACTGCCATATTAGGTCACCGAACTCTGGTTTAAAGGCGAGGACGCCGCGTCCACCTGATTTTTGGTGTTTAGGGCTGCGTTAAACGCACCGTAAGCTGCCTGCGCACGTTGCTCGTTAGCACCGTATTCAGCATCTTTTGAGTACGCTCGGTACAGCATCCAGTCGATCATTGGGGACATGTAGATGTCATCCAACAAAATAACTGTAGTGTCTGAAGAGTCTGGATCGAGTTGGGCTTCTGTCAGTGTAGTTGCACCCGGAGAGTCCGTGTACACAACTTCAATTTCCGCCGCATTTGTTGCGGGTGGATAGACAAAAAACTCTTTCGGCTGACGTGGATCAAATGTGTAGTGCTGGATGTTTACCGTGCCTGTTTCGGCGTGCCACGTGGGGCGTTGGTCATCCAGAACGCTACGTGCAACAAGGCGTATAACCCTGTATGTTGACGCTATAGCGAGGTTTCTTGTCACGTCCAACAACCGTAGCCCAGAAGGGAACTGTGTTGTCAGCGTTTGTCGCGTACCGGCGGCACATGTAAATGTACCCGCTTTCGCGTTTGCGTCAGGACGTGCGAGCGTGATGGCGAGATAAGACTCGTTCATCCAGTTCTGCAATTCCGTGCGCGGCCAACGAATGTTAGTGTCCTGAAGGACATCCTCTACTCGCCGAATAATATCAGTGACTTTTACGGTAGACATCGGTTACCCCCTCTTGGGTGAAGCGGTAGTACGAGCCGTCTTGACCGACTTAGCACTTTGCGCTTGAGGTGTAGAAACCGGCTTTACAGTCTTTGCCATCTCTTCGCCTTCGGCGGTTAGAACCAACTTGTCATCAACTACTCGGGCCACAACCACGCGTGATCCGTCAACCTTAGCTACTGCTTTGTTTGCAACAACTTCTGCGTTCACGGCATTGATTAAATCAAATACATCCATAACAACCTCCTTAGTTGTATGAGGGGGGTTGCCCCCCCTCTAAGGTGTTAGGTTGCAGAACCGACGATAGCAGTTACCAAAGCTTCAGGCTTAACTACCTTGCGACCGTAGACGGCTAAGCCGCGCACGATGTCACCGAAGTCAGTCTGATTACGCAATGGCTCAGTTTTGCTGATTTGCGAGGCAAACGCGCAAGCATTTTTCGTGCCCGCGACCATCATGCGACGCGCCTTGGCGTTAGTTACTGTAGCACCGCCCGAGACCGCAGACAGGCCCGGAACCAACGCTTTAGCAGCAGCACCTTTTGGCAGGAGGTTGGAGACGTAAACGTCGAAGCGGTCCAACATACCGATTTTGCCGGTACGGATGGTGCTTGACTGGTCACCGGTGAAGTACGCCTGTGCGATGTCAGTTTGCATGAGCAGCTGGCGATCGAAAGGAGAGATGATTAACCAACGGCCTTCCTCTGGAACGTTTTGCTCGTCAAGAGCAGCTGACATGCGAAGGATCGCTTTCAACACGTTTGCAGGGGTAGATTGGTCGATCGGAGCAATGTCAGTACCGAGGTTGTACGAGTCAGACAAGTTACCAGCGGTAGCGCCTGCGTTGCTTGCGTGGGCACCTTCAGTTACGAACCAGTTAAAGAAACATTCGTTCTCAATTTGGATCTTCAACGACTTGGCAGCGTCGTCTGTGAACATGTTCATCATGTCCATATCTGCTTGGTGAGCGAGAACGTCGTTTACCTGAACGCTGAAATACTTACCCTTGTTGATCTGCATGTCTTGAAAGATCGGGGTAGGGACTTCGGACGTCAGAGTTGCACCGGCACCGGTATAATCGTTGATCGTGATCGACGGGGCCGTACGGATGCGAATGGTGTCGCCTTGGTTCTTGATTTCGCCTTCCCAATCGGTATTGGCGATCTCAGTCATCATGGTGTTCGCGTAGAACTTTGCGTTTAGTTTGTTAGACCACAATTGCGGAATGAACGCACCAGAATACGATGGATCAGTTGCAAAAGCGGAACCGTTTGTTACGGGAAATACAGCAGCCATTATGGCCTCCTATTAGTTTTGTTGGTGACTAACAGCTGCTTACTTTCTGGCGCTATACGTACTGACGTGTTAACACGTTATGTTCGCACACGGCCTTCTAGATATGCAGTCGTTATGTCGGCTTCAAGTTTTGTTGCTTCATCGTACTTGTGGTTCGTATTCAAAGTGCGAATCCGGTTCCAAGCCGATTGGATTTCTCTTTCTGAGTAAACCTTCGAGTCTTTACCTACGCTCTTTGTATTTACGGAACTCGATGAACGATTCGGCGTAACCTGCTTCTCGAGTTCAGCTCGGCGAGACTGACGTTCGTCTGGCTCCGCATTTCCTAGGGATGCTTTCCACAGGTTCACATAATGTGACACTGCCTCAACGTCCCCGTTCGAAAATGCTGCTGCCGCCTGATCTCTGCGCGGGCCACGGGACATGGGATCATGCTCGTTTAACCACGCAACCCAGCGTTCGTCGTTGTCGATGGCGGCAAAATCAGGAACTGCTTGCGCTAGTTTCTGAGTAAAGCTCATTTCACCGACTTGGCTACCGGTCTGCTTCAGTTGACTTTGGAGCTGGTCGATAACTAATTGTTGTTGCTCAAAGCGGTCCTCGTATCCTTGAGAGACTTCCTGCGCAACACGACGCTGGACACCGATCAGTTCTTCGCCAAATTCGGCTCGATCTTCGTCGGTTACATAACTGACTCTCTCTTTCGGCTTCGCGGGCTCTTTGGGCTTCTCTTCCATACTCACAACGAGCTGGTTAAGCTTGGCCGTTAAGTCCTTTACCTGCGAGTGCAGGCGGGGGACTTCAGCGTCGTACTTACCCCGGAGGGTTTTGTATTTCTGCTCAAATTCGTCCACTACGTCCGTCGGTGACGTGTCAGCTGGCTTTGCGTCTTCAGGTTCTACTGATGCTTCGGCTTCGAATGGTACTTCTGCCTCGGTATCCTCTGGAACATCCTTTGAAACGTCAGACCCTTCGGTCTTCTTCTTCTTAGGCTTTTCCATTTGGGCGTTTAGCGTTTTCTCTAATTCTTCAGTTTCAGCGATCTGTGCTTGTACCTGTTTTGGCAATGCCATGGTTTTCTCCTTAAAGCACCAACTCAAGTTCCTAGCGTCCCGTGGGTATGCTGTAACCGTTATGGTGTGCTTCTCGTATTTTACGCCTAAGCGCGGTTTCCTACCTTCGGCGCGTCATTGACGGCATCCAGTAAATCTACAAATGCTTCCGCTCTGCCCTGCAACCGGTGGACCTGTGCCATGTCGGTTGCGTGAATAAGCTTCAACTTGGCGGATTCTAACTCCGCCGTAATTAGTCTCAAAAATGCCTCGTTTCCGGGCTCTCGTAACCGAGTTAGGGCTGTAATTGCCTGAATCTCGACATTATTAAGGTCAATCATAGCGCAAAACTATCCTAAATGTGGTTACGTGTCAACAGATACACCGTTAGACGCCGTTTGGTTTAGGGCTAAAGTTGTTCTCTTGTCGCCCTCCCTGAGGTGTTCCGTCTTCCTGCAAGTTAGCGGGGCCTTGTGAACCCTGTGCTCCTTGCGCCGCGGCCATGGCCTGTTGCTGCTGCATCATCATTTGCTGCTCAGCTTGCTTCTTCAGGATGTCTTCACGGCTAGGGACGAGACGATCAACGTTAGTATTAAGGTTGCCCGCCAGATCTCGCATAAGTTCGGCGGTTCCCTCAGGCCCAACAATCTGCTGTGCGACAGGGCTTTCCAAGATAAGACGGAGGAACTCGTTCTTACGAACAGCCTCAGCTTCCTTGACAACCAGCGACATAGCGCCTCGAGCGATAATCTGTACGTCTCCGATCAAGTCCGGGTCGTCAGAGTACCGTAGGTTACGCTGGTACTGACGCTCGAGCATCGGAGTAATGACATCGTGGTCAACGTTGCCGATAACCTGCTTTATACTCTTACCAGCGTTAGAGATAAGCATAGACAAGCCGGACGACGTGCGTCCTGCGCCCGGAACATGCTGACCCGTCATATAACGCGGGATACCTGATACTTCGTCTGCAAGTTCCATAAACTTATCGAAAACGCCCATAAGTTCGCCCGCGTTAGAGTTGGGCTGGAAAAACTGCATTGGGGGCGAAGCATCGCCATATTCTGAGGTTTTGAACTGCCAAATCTTCCAAGGGTGCATCTGCGTAATGTCTTCGCCTGCTGGCAGACGACTTACGTTAACGCCTACCTGCGGACCCGACGAGATACCCATGTTGTTAGCCAGCGCCCGAGCGGCAGCGTTACACATGTTTTGCGCGTCGATACACAGATCCGCTACCCCGTTTCCGTCTATTCGACCGGGAACCTTCTCGAAAGAAGTCAGGTAGTACGGTTTACGCCCAAGAGGGTCGTAGTTCAAAACAGCTTTGATGATGACGTTGTTTATCATCCAGACTTCGCACGGATAGGACTTGTGCGGGTCTTCAACTTCTTCTTCGGACATGCCCCACTCTATGAGGAGCTTTCCGGGAATAGAGTCCCATAACTGCAACGCTGCAACGATCTCGGTGGTTGCGTCGTCAAAGTCTTTACCTGTTACGGCTTCCATTTCGCTGTCTGTCTGGTCAAGCCAACCAAAACCGCCTGAGCCGAAGTCCATGAGGAGCGTACGGATCGCCGATTCATCGTAGCCTTCAACACCCAGCATCGCCTCAAGGTCTTCACGTGTTAAATGGTGAAGCTCCATGACAGGCATGTTCTGAATATCATCGCCCCACGGGGACCAGAAGAACTTGTAAGGGTCAACGCGTTCCCACTCGTCACGCAATACGTCAATAGCGGCTAGGCCACCTTTCACGTACTTCATAGCTTTGCGTTTTCGGGGGATCGGACCTTTGAGGACTGCGAACGGGAATGTCGCAAGGTCGTTTGTAAATTCGTAGAGTGCCTTGACCCAACCGCCTTCAGCGAGCTGGTCTTGCATCTTCAACTCCATGCGCTCGACGCGTTTCTCTGCCTCGTGCTTCATGCTCCGCGTAGCTGTATCTTTCATGCCCGCTGCGAGTTCTTTGAGTTCCATGGGGTCTAGCTGCTGGTTACCCTCAGCGTAGTACTGCTGTAGGTTCGCCGCCATAATGCGCTGCAAGTTTGCTGCAACTTCAGGCGGTACCTCGGGGATAGGGGTAGCAGACAAGGCCCAAGGCTTATCAGCCTCAACGCCTAGAAGCGTATCACGCAACCAAGCTGTAGCCGTTCTGCACTTGGTGCTGACGATACCCATAAAGATCTCTGAACCGCCCATTTCGCGGATCTCAGCCATCTTGCCGGGGTCGTACTCCATATTCCGTGCCCGTACGCACGCAGACAACCGATCCTCGATTGTATTACGTTTGTGGTCCCGCATCACTTCCCACCGACGGCGGACGTGTGCTGACAGACCTTGTATCATAGGGGTCATCTGCTTTTCAGCAGACTCGCGCTGCGCCGCAGCCTCTAGATCAGAGGCACGCGCAATGGGAATAAGTTGCGAACCAAGTGCCATTTAATACTATCTCACATGTGCGATACTGGCGACACCATAACTCTTATCTGCTAACAGGTCAACAGATTATGTCCAACCTCTTGAAGAGACTTTAACGACAGATCGGCGCTGGTCAGTAGAAGCCATTCCCCCAAACGTCTCACCGCCATCCGCGTGCAGGCACATATACTGGAACGCATCTGCTACATCGGACCAAGGGTGCGACTTCTCAGGGCTCTCGTCCCGAACACCTTTCGTGTTTATTTTGTATCGGTACTTACCCGCCAGTGCCTGTACGAGCGGTAACGCGCTTTCAGGATCTATAACGACACCATGCTTTCCGTCGACAACGCGGGTGAGGTGCTTATCAACTGCTGAGATCCGTGCTGCCACTGAGTTTGTCTTAGCGCTCTTGACTGAGAAGCCTTCGTTACGCCAGATGTCTGCTACTGTGCGCTCATCCGTCTGGACCCGCTGAAATGCCGCTGGGTCAATAATAACGACGCATCGTCTACCGGGGAACTTGTTAACCAGTAGAGGTTTTATGACTTCACGGACGAAACGCAGTGCGCCCATACCGTCTGATGTTTTGGCATCGTACACGATCAAGCGCCCATCGTAGGCTACCTGCCCAATCACCGCTGCGGGGGTTAACCCTGCATCAACGCCGATTATCAGGGGGTCGTCGGAGTAGAGCGGCTTTATGGCTGCCTTGGCTACGTGGTTGGTTCTGTCAAACGAACGGAACACGGGCAGACCTGACAGCGATTTGCCGAACTCTGCGTTGATGTATACGTCGATCCAGTCCTCGGTCTTACCCTTCGCGAGGTTGTCGTAGTAGTCGTCGGGTAGAAACTCGGTCCAGTCTGCTTCGGGGGACAGACCGCTGGGCTGGATCGTGACGTGTACGTTCGATGGGGGATCGGTGAGCAAGGTTTCCCAGAACGTGTCGACATCTGGTGGGTTGGTCATTCCCCAGAGGTGCGCGTTCGGCTTACCGTCGTCAGTTTTGCAACCAACACCGTTCATCATTTTATCGGGGTACCGTCCTACTCGGCCTTGTGCGGCGTTGTAGATGTCAGGGTGAATCTCCCGGAACTCGTCGAATATGATGAAACTGGCCTGTAAAGAGAGTAGGCGGCGTACGTCGTTAGCGTCATCTAGCCCTCGAAACAGCACTTCGCACTCAATATCGCCTATTTTTATGACGAATTTGTACTCAGTTTTGAGAAAAGAGCCCATTATACCGTCTGGAATCCACTTTAAAAAGTCTGGAATTGACGTGTCTCGGAGCTGTTCTCGCGTGTTTCGTACCCAAATACACCGGGATCTGCGCACTCCATCCTTACAGGCCGCCATGAGTGCCGCGTGATGCACGATCTTCATGATACCGGCTGTCGTTTTAGTCGACCCAACAGGGCCAACGGCTAAGGATATGAACTGCTGCGAGTAGAAGAACTCGTCTAGGCTACGGATAACCTCAAAATTAACTTCATGTAGCATCGTCTATAGCCTTACCTTCGATGGTAATGGCGTCTTCTCGGTCCTTAGCGCGGGTGATGTTAATGACCACTTGAGGTCCACCACCGGAAACATCCGCTTTGGTATCCGGTTCCAGCCTGCCTAGTTTGTTCAGCAGTTTTTGGAACTCAATCCGGGCCATTGGGTTAATTGTGGGATTCTGCATGTGCCGAAACAAGTTATCGAGGTTAACCGCCGCGAGCATACGGGCAACGGTTTCCATTTTTGTGGGATCTTCCTCAATTGCGAGCAAGTCCGCAGGGGACAAAATAGCTTTGTCTACTTGGTTGGGATCGAGTGCTTCTAAAATTGATTTGCTCATAGCGACAGATGCTAACGCGTGAACACCTATATGTCAATAATTGGTGCCTCTGTAGGATCAACTGAATAAGCTGTTGTGTGCTTAAAAGGGTCAAAATTTGGGGCGCGGTATACGTGTTACCTAAGGATGGGCCCCCCGCCCGGCCCCCGTCGGTCCCTGCCCCCCCTTGTGGACCTGCGCCCAGTAGTAGGAAGCAAAACCCGCTGAGGTATCTCTGTTCTAGCGCAACGTTAGTCCACCTGTCATGCGAAGTCTTTCCTCTCCAAGCGGTGTATGTGCTCGGGCCTTGTTTCTTTGACTTTAACTTGCAAACCAGCTGTTAAATGATCGGATACGCGAATAGTAACGGCCAAAAACGCATACACGCCCCTAGAATTGTGAAGTACTAGGGGTGTCGATCGGGTAACGCCGGTGAATCTTGTACAGTTAACAACTGTTAATGACTTGTTTCGCTACGAGAATTGCAATGGCTTTAGTTGTCAGGGGCTTACAAGGTGTACATTTATGCAAGTGTATACCTCCTTAATCCCTTAAATATTCGGAGCACTATCATGCGATCAACAACACAAATTCGCGCGTCAATTAAATCAATCACTTCTAATTCGGCTAAATTGCGAGACAAATACCACGCCGTATTGTGCGAAGTGGCCGGCCATACCTTCGAGCAAGGTGATCCGCGTATGTTTGACGCTATCCTCGACGGCGCAAGCGGTATGAATAAGAAGGTGATGCTTAAATGGATCAAGGCTAACGGCTTTACCGCCTTCAACGCCGAAGGAAAAGCCGTGTTGAACAAGTCAGCCCGTAAAAGCGCTGATTTTGCCGACGGTGATGCCGTTGTTGAGTACCTAATGGGCCAAACGCCATGGTACGAGGCCGAAGACAGCACCGCCAAGGCAGCCAAGGACCTCGACGTTCATGCTCTCTTGGCCGCTGCTCTGAAGCGGATGGACGCCATGGACGCCAAGGAGGATGCCAAGCTGACTAACAACAACCCGGCCGCCACTGCGGAACTGTTTAACCTGTTAGTAGAACGTGCCCATCGCTTGGCCGCGTAATCAATCAATCAACCTGTTAGGAGTAACACTATGCCAGATATTAATGAGCTACAGCTTGCCGCGCTTAAACGTAAGTGGACCCAAGATGGTCAAGGGGTATCCTTTTACCAATTCCTCACTACCGTCCAGCGTGGCCACGATTGCGTGATGGTCCAGTGGTCGGGGATGTGGCTAGGCGTCGAAATTGACGGTTATTGCCACTCATGATCAAAGTGACGGTGACTAGACAGCAAAAGCTTGTCTAGTCGATTGTCTAGTCGATTGTCTAAATACAAAACAAGGCTACAGGCCCCATTCTATATAGTTATAAGTAATAATATTAATTCTATTTAGACAATAAGACAGCCAGAATTATTAGTCAGCGTTTTGGAACACTTGTATCACCAATTTGAAAATCGCGGTAGTCCGTCTTCCAACTACGCCTACTTTGCCCACTACTGCTGGGCGCTGTCTTATTGTCTAATTGTATATAAATCAATGACTTACAAGCGTACCTCTGTCTAATTAGATTGTCTAATTAGCACCGCTGTCTAGTTGCCGTACCTATTCGTACCTATCCGCCTGAAAACATATGGTTGCCTTGTGCATCCGTATACATCCACCTGCGACACCTAACAGATCCCTAGCGCACCGCATTCTGGTCTGCTATCTGTTTACGTGTAACCATAAGAGGCACCACCATGACAGATGCTTTTATCAACCGGCATAAACGGCGCGACCATGCCAAGCTGCGCCAACGACTCATCAACGCCGCTGGCCAAACACTGACCTGCGTAGCACTAGGTCTGTTTGTGGCGTTTATCACCATCAACTGGCTAACAGGCTGCGGCGAGCAATTCCCCACTGATGCTGTCGGCAACTACATCCAAGGCGAGTGTATCTATCCCACTGACCTATGGAAGTGACCTACGCCGTACGACCCCACGGCACCAAGTGGCAAATCGTACACGTCCCCACCGGCACCAAGATGGAAGTAGACATGCGTTATCGTTCGTATGCCTGCGCTCTGTGCCGCAAATATAACGAGTTCCGACCATAGGAGCACCACCATGACCAGATCAAGCTACACCAAAACCTTGCAACAGTGGTTTGCCCACTACGGGTTCCCCGATTGTCCGCTGACCGACCAAGAGCTTGCCTACCTGTGGCGGCACGATTTCGGTGTCGAGCAGGCATACAGTATCGGTTGTGACGTCAGCAGCGGGTTTGCCTTCAATGACTGCGCCGCCGACATCAAGGAGCAGCACCATGACCAGAATACGCAAGGACGAGGTGCGTGACTACGTAGACCGCCGCCTACCATTTCATATCAAAGACAGCACCTTATATTCGATGCTGTCAGGCAAAGGGAAGTATGTCGTCTACACTTATGGCTTCAACAACCCTCTGTATGTATACGACGACGATCTTGAGGTGTGGTTCGGTAATGCCGACACGTACGAGAACGCCCCCAAGCCACTCAAGACCGCAGCAATAGCATCCGACGTCAAGATCAACTGGCTAGACCATGAAGACATGCGGTCGCTGATTGATGCTGGATCGTATGGAGCGCACTGCGCTCGCAGAATTCTTAACCAATAACACGAGGAGCATCACCATGCCTAGAATAAGCAACAGAGAAGTACGGTCGTATGTCGATCGGCGCGAGGAGTTCGTGACCAACAACGGCACCATCATTTCGGACACCACGTTTAGCGGTGATATTGACGATGCCACTGCGCTGCCCTCTGACAAGGGTAAAGGGTTCTACATCGTTTACTCGTACGGCAAGCATTTTCCCATGTTTGCCTATGATGAGACAGCAGCCCAGTGGTTCGGCAATGGCAGCAAGTATAGCCATACAACGACGCGCCACCAGAGCCACGCTCGACCGTCAACCGACGACATATTGTGGCTAGACCATGACGGTATGCTCGACCTCCTTTGGGAAGGATCGTACGCCGCATACTGTGCCGCAAGGATACTCAAGAAAGCATCATAACCCTTAACCCGTTGACACTTTACGTGTTTACATGTAATCATATCAATTCAACTGCGCCCACCTAAGGGCACACAGGAGAACCACAATGGCTTCAATAAACGAGTGCAAGACCACCATCGCGGCAATGTTCCGCAAATCCCCCAAAGTAGTGCCTATGATCCACGGCGCACCCGGCATGGGTAAGTCAGATGCCTGCCTCCAGATAGCAGACGAGCTGGGCATACCGCATGACCGTGTACTTGTGGTGCATATCAACAACCATGATGTCGTCGACTTCACCGGTGTGCCCTCAATTACTGACGGCATGACCGTGTTCAACCCCACCAAGATGTTCTACGACTACCGGGAAGGTTCTGGCCCCGGCATGATCGTGCTTGAGGAGCTGGCCCAGTCAAGCCAGCAGCTCCAGACATGGGCAGCGGGTTTCGTGTTAGAACGACAGACACCTGTATTCAAAGTCGACCCCAGCGTGGTGATGATCGCCACTGGTAACCGTGCCCAAGACCGTGCTGGTGCCAAGCCTCTGTTAGGCCACCTCAACGACCGTATGTACCACTTCGACGTAGACACGTCGCTCGACGATTGGTGTGAGTGGGCCATGAACAACGGTGTTGATGCCATGGGTATCGCGTTCCTTAGACTGCGACCCAACCTGCTCAACGATTACGACGCCAATAAGCGCAGCAATCCAACCCAACGATCGTGGACCAAGCTGTTCACCGAGGTACCACTAGAACTGCCCACCAACATGTACCTGACAGCCGCAGAGGGCAAAGTGGGCGAGGGGGCAGCAGCTGAGTGGGTTGCTGCGATGGACATGATGCACAAGATGCCGTCGATCGACCTCGTACGACTACACCCTGCCGATACTGAGGTGCCAGAAGAGCCAGCCGTCAAGTATGCCGTGTCGACTGCGCTGAGTATGACGGCAACGCCAGACACGTTCAGCAGGGACATGACCTACATGGACCGTATGCCTAAGGAATTTCAGATGGTCTACGTCACAGACGCACTGCGCCTAACGCCACAGCTACAGCAGACCCGCGACTTCATCGGCTGGGCGATCAAGAACAAAGACATCTTTATGGGAGGTAACTGATATGACTATCAATGAAACACTCGCCGCCGCACTTGCTGCCGTTGAGCAGTGGGAGAAAGACCAAGTCGACGACTCATTGACGTCGCCGGTTTCACAGATCGCTAATGTCATCGACGACATTGCCGTCGCCGTGCCTGCTAACACCAACGCGCGACTATTTGCAGTGCCGCCGAAGAGCGAGACTGTACCAAGTGTTGAATCTGTTAACACGTTACCTCGTCAGTCGTTACAAATCAAGAACTTAGACGAGAAAGCCGTACTAGTGCAGGTCAAGCGCCGGATGTACTCACCCTACAAGCTCGACACCGAGGAAAGCCGAGCGTACGGCGCAGGTAATGTTAACAAGCATCTGTTCGAGGGGCGCAACAACCGCGTCAAAGAGGCGATCAGCAAGTACACCGAGGTCTATACATACGCCAAAGACAACACGGTGCCGTGGACTACTGGTGTGGAGCTGCTCAACATCGACCACTACATGTTCTTTACAGCAGGACTGCGCCAACTGATCGACAAGGCCAACGATGCGGTCGACGATCTTGTCCAGCATTGGGACCACGAGGTCACCGCAGACTTAGCACGCTTGGCCGACATAGCCTTTGCCAAGGGTAAGCCGAACCTTGCCAACCCCAACGACTACCCTGACGCCGCCGAGGTGCGTGCCAAGTTTAGTATCGAGGTGCGCTACATGCCGGTGCCTACGACAGGTGACTTCCGTGTGGGTATCAGCGACGAGGACAAAGACAGTCTGCAACGCCAGCTCGACGATGCCAGTGCCAATGCAAGCGCTCACGTCCTCAACCAGATGATCGAGCCAATGCAACGCGCTGTCAATAAATTGGCGGTGACCATCGGCGACGACGGACACATCTTTCGAGACAGTCTTATCGACAACATGGTCGAGGTTTCATCTCGTATGGCCAAGATCAACATCTCAGATGACCCAGAGATCACCGAGCGTATCAAAGACCTCCAGTCACTGGTCGGCACCTACGCCAACAACAAAGACGTACTGCGCAACTCATCAACGGTACGTGAGAAAGCAGCCACCCAAATCGACGACCTTATGAGCAAGATGCAAGGTCTAGTATAGGAGAACACCATGAGCGCCCAACTACAGCACACTGCACTCGACGACGTGCAACGCAAGGTAGGCAAGGCCAAGTCACTACTGATCTTGGATCACCCATTCTTTGGGACCGCCTGCACCAAACGGCCTATCATCTACACCGACAAGATACCGACCGCCGGTATGTCAGCGACAGGTCAGATGTACATCAACCCAGACTTTGCCGAGCCACTGTCAGTTCGCAACATCATGTTCTTACTGGCTCATGAGGCGATGCACTACATGCTATGCCACGGTTTGCGCCGGGGACACCGAGATGCCAAGGCGTGGAATGTCGCTGCCGACAAAGTTATCAACGACACCCTGATCGACGCCAATGTCGGCGACTTCATCGACGGCGGAATTACGCTGGACGGCGCTCGCAACATGGCCGCCGAGTCTTTGTATGATGAGGCCGACGACGGCGAAGGGGAAGGCCCCGGCGGTCTCGGTAACGACATAGGCGACCCCGTCGACGACGACGGCAAACCGCTCGACGACGCGCAGATCCACCAGCTCGAAGCGCAAGCCAAGATCGAGACCATACAATCTGCCAAGGCTGCCAAGGCAGTCGGCAAGCTGCCCGCAGGTATCGAGCGTCTGGTCGACGATCTCGTTAACGTGAAGACCCCTTGGTACGATATTCTTGAGCGCTTCATGGCAGGCAAGATCAAAGATGGCTACTCGTGGAACAGACCCAACCGCCGGTTTATCGCTCGCAACATCTACATCCCCGGCGTTGACTATCTACCTAAGATGGGGCCGGTTGTTATCGGTGTCGATACGTCCTGCTCTGTTACCGACGACGACATCGCTATGTTCAACGGTCACATCAATCGCATCATCGACACGTGTAACCCTGAGGTTGTTCACGTTGTCTACTGTGACCACGCCGTAGCAGGTGTTGACGAGTACACACCTGATGACTTTCCCGTCAGCATCCAAGCCTTGGGCGGCGGCGGTACATCGTTCAAGCCAGTGTTCGACTGGATCGACGACAACGCTATCGAGCCCGAGTGTGTTGTCTACCTGACTGATGGCTACGGCGATCAATCCCAATTCACGACCAGCCACGAAACAGTGTGGCTCACGACAGGCACCACGGCATTCAGCTGGGGCACCGTAATAAAATTCGAGGACTAGATTATGTATGTACGTAAAACTGACACACTTATGAACCAGATGCTAGATTACGTAGAAACAATGCGCCAAGCTGCGGTAAAAGCATATCCACCACGCACGATTGCATATGGCACCCCGTTGTTCGATTCAGCAAGGGACGCAGTATGTAAGGCGTCATACAGAGACGCGCCGCATCTGGAGGGCAAGCTCCCAGCAACATGGCTAAAAGACCACCGACGTGTGGTGATTAGGTTCCCGCTTGACGGCTCAGACGTTCTTGACCGCGACCGCAATGTACACAAGCAAGACCTAGAGTTTCCAGAGCACGACACAGTATCACTGCCTTTTGCAACCAAGGACCGCTACTACGGCGTGGAGGTAGACTTAAAACTTGATGACTGTGACGACCTACTCCGCAGCTTTTTTGATGTAGTCTCGGCACACAAAGACCACCTCCGACGCATCAACACGCAGTTCAGGGATGTTGTTGACCAGATCCAGATATTTATGGCTGGTTACTCGTCTCTCAACGCTGCGATCAAGGCCATGCCCGAGATCGAGATGTACGTACCAGCGGCGTACATGGATAAATTACGCGAGCCAGCACCCAGTCGAGCGGCGAAGAACTCTTCCATACTCCCAGAAAGCTTAGGCATCGACCGCGACATGCTCGCATCACTGGCAATAGGCCACCGAATTACAAAACCATAATAGGAGAACAACCATGTCTAACACGTCAACCAATGTATCAGAACTAGCCCGTAAGAAAGGGCTGCACCCAAGCGTAGTACACAACCGCCTAGGCCGAGGGTGGTCGTTAGAAGATGCGCTCAACACCCCTGCGCGTTTAAAGCGAGGCCGCCCACGTAAGACCCGCATCAAGGATCAGCCGCCAGTAGCGGCGCTAAGCTTTACCGATAGGTTTTGTAAGAGATGCTTTGCCACGTCTGTCTCGCTCTCTGTGATTGTCGTCTTCGTATCATGGTGGATGTCCAACCTATAAATCTGCTAACTTTGCACCCCCGCTTAGTGCGGGGAATGGAGACCTAAATGAAAATATGTACCGTAGATCTTGAGACCTACTGGAGCGTCACGCACTCCCTGTCCAAGATGTCCCCCATCGCTTACTGTATGCACCCTGACACAGAGATAATCTCTTGTGGGTTTAAGTTTGACGACGGCGAGACCGAGATTGTATTCGGCGAAGCGAACGTTATCGAGTATGCGTCCAAGGTCGACTGGTCACAGTATTGGGTAGTCGGGCACAACCTGTCCGGCTTTGACTCTATGATCCTAGCATGGCGTATGCACATCAAGCCCCGGCTATGGGGATGCACGCTGGCTATGTCTCGACCAATCCACGCCAAGGACGCTGGTGGTTCACTGGCCAAGCTCGTGGAGCATTACAAGATAGGCTACAAAGACCAGTCCGCGCTCATCGCCACGAAAGGCCGACGCTTGTCGGAGTTCACCAAGAAAGAGATTGCCGACATGGCTCTCTATAACAAGGACGACGTTGACCAGTGTTACGCGTTACTGAGACGACTCATACCGCAGACACGTAAAGACGAGGTGCGGCTTATCGACATGACGATCCGCATGTTAGTCGAGCCAAAGTTTGAGGCTAACAGTTCACTGTTGTACGGCACGTTGGTCGAAGAAGGCATACGTAAGAAGAAGGTGCTGCTCGAAGCATCTAAAGAGATGAACGTTTACGACGCAGCGCACACCGACGAGGAGAACATAGAAGCGATCCTAAAGCTGCTATCGTCTGCTGCTAAGTTTGCAGCGTTCCTACGTACCGTGGGCGTGGAAGTTCCAACCAAGATTTCAGCACGAACGGGCAAAGAGATACCTGCGCTGGCAAAGACAGACGAAGAGTTCCTTGCGCTACAAGAACATGACAACCCGATAGTTGCTACAGCAGCAGCCGCTCGCTTAGACGCCAAGTCAACGATCCTACAGACGCGCATCAACGCGTTCCTAGACGCCTCTAACGCGCACCCTGACAAACGGGTGCCTATTCCGCTGAAGTACTACGGAGCGGACACTACGGGACGCTGGAGCGGGTGGGGCTACAACCCACAGAACTTACCACGTGTTAATCCGTATGCACCCCGACCATCGGATGCACTGCGTAAGTCGTTGATCGCACCGGCAGGGTACAAGGTCGTCGTGGCGGATCTGTCCGGCATCGAGCTACGTGTTAACCACTTCTTATGGAAGGTGCCATCTAGCACGGCAATGTTCCAAGCCGACCCAGAGAAAGCTGACCTATATAAAGACTTCGCCAGTAAGCTGTACGCCGTACCATACGACAACGTGACCAAGCAGCAACGACAGGTCGGCAAAGTTGCCCACCTTGGGCTGGGTTTCGGGGCAGGATGGAAAACGTTTATGACCGTCGCCAAGCTGATGGGCGGTGTAGAGATTGATGAGTCTGAGAGCCAAGACATCGTGAACCAATGGCGGGACAGTTACTACGAGATCACCAGAGGATGGCGCACATGTCACAATGTACTGCCAACTATTATGCGTGGTGCGACGGGGGCTGCTCTCGACCCGTGGGGTATGGTTGTCCCAGTCCCTGAAGGGCTAAAGACACCTAAAGGCATCATCCGTTACCCAAGCCTGCGCACCGAGCGTAACGAGGCCGACGGACGTATGGAGTTTGTGTATGGGCACGGTCGCAACAAAGCCCGGATCTATGCAGGGAAGATCGACGAGAACATCGTTCAGCATCTTGCCCGGTGTGTAATTGCTGACAACGCGTTAACAGTTCAGGATCTTACAGGCTTAAACCCTGCGTTAATGGTTCACGATGAGCTGGTTTACATCGTTCCTGAAAGCGAATCGCAGGACATGCTAGATCTAGTACAGAAAGTAATGCGCACGCCCCCTATATGGTGGCCTGAGCTAGTTACATGGAGTGAAGGTGACATCGGTGATACTTACGGTGACGCAAAGTAATATCCACGAACCGCTTATAAACTAAGCATGGATGTTAATAATGGGTGCATATAGATGCAGACTATGTTATATACATGTAAGTACGTTCAGGGAGGAACATCCGCACTGGTAACCTGCGGCGCTTAAAAGCTAACTAAGCCTTCAACGTTAACAGGATGGAGTAAAATTTGGGGTAACCAATGGAAGCAAATAAAACGGAAGAACCAACAGCAGCTGTTACGGTACAGCTGCTAAGAAACCCAGACAAAGTGCGCGAGTGGCTCACGGTGGCTGATAGACACATGCAAAGTTATGCTAACAATCCGGAGATCTTTTTACTCCCGAAAGCGCATGAGTTTCTCAACCCTTTGATCCGCGCGTTCGCGCACGACTTAGAAGGATTTGTAGGTTATCTAATGGAAGTACGAGATCAGTTCGACAGACGAAGCCAACAGTTTGTCGAAGTTCAAGCCATACACCGTCGAGTAAATGGGCGGTTTATCCAGCAGGCGCGCAGGGAGCGGATGGGAAGAGCCATCACCAAAGCCGAAGAGCTTTACGGCCAGATACCCTATACTAAGCGGATGCAATGGATGGCAGAACAAGAACATAAATGGGCACAACGACGACTGGCGTTCTTAGAAATGCAGCGCAAACGGCTAAAGCAGGAGCGGCTGGAGACCGAACTGCGTACCGAACTGCTGCTAGAGTTCTGGGACATAATCGATACAGAAATATATGAAGGAAAACTACCACAGTGGAATTAAAAAAACCTTGGAGTTACTCGGCTCTTACAGCGTTTGAAACATGTCCACGTCGCTTCGAGCTAACTAGAGTGACGCGTAAAGTAAAAGAACCCCAAACGGAGGCAACTAACTGGGGCAACGAAGTACACACGGCACTGGAGCTGTTCGCTAAGGACGGTAAGCCTTTGCCTAAGAGCATTGCGAAGTACGAGCGGTACGTCGACAAGATACTTTCCTATGAGGGCAAGCGTGTCATCGAGGAAAGTATTGCGCTCGACCGCAGCTTCCGGCCAACCGAATGGATGGCAGACGACGTATGGGTACGGGGCATCATCGACATCGGCGTCGTTGGTCCAGAGAAAGCGTACCTGCTCGACTGGAAAACTGGCAAGCGTAAGCCTGACATGGACCAGCTGAAACTGTTCGCGGCCTTAGCGTTTGCTAAGTACCCTTGGGTAGATAAGGTTACGACAGGATTCATCTGGTTAAAGTCTGGTGAGTTCGATAAAGAGGTGTTCACGCGTCAGCAACTTCCAGAAATCTGGAACGAGTTCATGCCACGGCTAAAGCGTTTAGCGATAGCCCACCATGACGACAAATGGACACCTAAGCCGTCCGGCCTCTGCAAGAACTGGTGCCCGGTAGGTAGACAAAACTGCGAGTTCTGCGGAGTATAAATAATGACTGACGTACCACTGACGATTGAGCAGTTCTTAGAGCTTTCTAACGAAGATTTGTTAGCGCTAACGATTGACATGCCCAGCCTAACTCCACTTGAGCTTGAGCTGGCGCTAAGACTAGAGACTTACCTAGCGATGTACGGCGATTTCGTACCGTCCGTTAGTCTCCACTAAGAGGTACTAAGAATGGCTATGACCCCAGAGGGTAAAGTTAAGAAGAAAGTTAAAGAGTACCTTCAGTCTATTGGGGCGTGGTACTACATGCCTGTGTCTAACGGCATGGGACGTGTAGGCTGCCCTGATATACTTGTGTGCTACAAAGGTTTGTTCATGGCTTTCGAGACGAAGGCACCGGGCAAAATAAAGAATGTCACGGCTAACCAAGAGCGTGAATTGGCCGACATACAATCTGCTTACGGGTTAGCACTTGTAGTCGACGACGTTAAACAAGTTGAGGATGCGATCAGTGCCAAAATCATCGAAGCAGGAACTAGAGACTAAGGCCGCTTACAACAAGAAGCCTAGTGTCCAAAAGAAACGTGTTGCCCAAAACAAAGCACGCCGCGAAGCAATCGCTGACGGTCGTGCCGCAAAGGGTGACGGTAAAGATGTTCACCACGTGGACCCCCTAGACAAGGGCGGAAGCACCGACAAGTCGAACACAAAGGTTGTCAGCAAAAAAGAAAACCGTGGCTGGCGTAAGAAGAACCCGGAGATGTACACCAAGGGGAGTAAGTAATGGACAACACCGACGAGAGAGTATGGGCCTACCTGCTGCGGCACCGCACACCTGCGGGCGTCTACGGCACCCAGTTAGATTGCGACATCTACGACATTGCGCTGAACTGTGACGTTACCACGGAGCAGGCGCAGCAGTACATCGACAAGATGAAGCCTCCACACCAGCAGGCGCTAGACCCAATCCGTGCGCACAACGTCGGTGAGTCAGACTATTCGCGACATGCGATCCAGCCTTGGGACATCTGGTTGGAGTACGGGTTGAACCCGTGGGACGCTGACATCGTGAAGCGTATCTTGCGCACCAAGGAGGGCCAACGACGGCTCGACTACGAAAAGATTAAACACATATGCGATGAGCGCATCCGACAGCTAGACGCCGAGTTAGGATTTACCCCATGTTGATATGGCATGAGAAGAAGGCGCTGGTACTTAAAAGCCGGGAGCCTGCCCGCATCACCAACATAATACCAACAGCGAAAGCGTTCACAGTTAAGGGCATCCCGTACGTGGCGGTGCCCCACAAGATCGCCGAGACTAAGGTACTGCGCAACCTCGGCTTTGACGCACCAGCTCCTATCAGGGAGCATTATGATTGGCCCGGTCGCTACACACCCTTCGCCGCACAACGAGAAGCGGCGGCGTTTCTGTCTATGTATGATCGGGCGTTCAACCTTAGCGAGCTAGGGACTGGTAAGTCTCTGGCGTCTCTATGGGCCTACGACTACCTGCGCAGTATCGGTCATCTGCACAAGGTCTTAATTGTTTCTCCACTGTCAACGCTAGAGCGTACATGGGCCGACGAAGTGTTTCAGCACTTTCCACACCTACAGTACGCCGTGTTGTACGGCTCGAAGCAGAAGCGTGAGAAGATGCTGAAGACTGACGTCGACGTGTACATCATCAACCACGACGGTTTGCAGATCATCGAGCCTTTGTTAGCAGACCGCCCGGACATCGACTTGATCATCATCGACGAGATAGCACAGGCAGCACGCAACGCAGGGACCGACCGGTGGAAAGCGATCAACAAAGTAATCAACCGGCATAAGCCCACCCGTGCTTGCTGGGGTATGACTGGTACGCCAACACCAAACGCACCAACCGATGCTTGGGCACAATGCAGACTTATATCACCAAGCAACGTACCGCCTTACTTCAATCGCTTTAAGGGCCAAGTAATGCGCCAGTTGTCGCAGTTCCAGTGGCTACCAAGACCTGATGCAACAGACATCGTACGTGAGGTTATGCAACCGTCTGTACGCTTTACTCGTGATGAATGCGTTGACCTGCCGCCACTTATGTATGAGACTCGACAAGTAGCGCTAACTAAAGAACAAAACAAAGCCTACAAAGAGATGGTCGCTAGGATGCGGACCGAAGCCGACAACGGCGAAATCACAGCAGTTAACGAAGCAGTAAAGATGGGCAAGCTTGTACAGATTGCCTGCGGCGTCGTCTACTCTAACGACAAGACAGAGCTGACTATCCCATCTTCGCCGCGCATAGAAGAGACCCGCGAGATCGTTCGCCAAGCTGAGGGCAAGGTCATCGTGTTTGTGCCGTATGTTAGCTCGGTCAACATGGTCGCCGACGAACTGAGAAAAGACTTCACCGTTGAAGTGATCCACGGGGGAGTTAAGAAAGAGGAACGTGACCGCATATTCGGGGCGTTCCAGAAATCAAAAGAACCAAGGGTCATCGTGGCGCAACCTGCCGCTATGTCCCACGGCTTAACACTGACGTCCGCTTCTACCATCATTTGGTACTCATGCGTAACGTCGAACGAGGTCTTTGAGCAGGCTAACGGTCGGATCAATCGACCGGGCCAGAAGATGAATAACTTCATCATCATGTTGGAAGGAACACCCGTCGAGAAGCGCATCTACTCTCGTCTTCGCAATAAGCAGAAGATGCAGGGTGCGTTACTAGACGAGGTCAAGGCACATCGGGGTTCTGTCATGGCTTGACAGGCGAACCTATATGCACTAATCTGTTAACAAGTAAACACACATAGAGGCATAAAGCGTATGAACTTGCTACGACCAGAAGAGGTTTCTGAAAAATTGGGCATCACCAAAGCAGCATTACCAGCACTGCGGCGGCGAGAAATAAGCTTCCCCCAACCCATCAAGGTCTCGCAGAAAGTCCTGCGTTGGGATGAAGCAGATATTAACAGCTGGCTACACGGTAAAAAGGAGAAAACAAATGACGAAAATATCGGAGTTGGATGACGGTTCCTGCCTAAAACTGTTCATCGCCCTGCGAGATCGACGGGCACAACGCAAAGCTGCGTATGACGACGACGACTCAGGGGACAAGGCAAAGCAGAACAAGATCGAGGTCGAGTTTCTGCGACGGTTCCAAGACCGGGGAATAGACAACGTGTCTTCACGCGACATTGGAACTGCTTACAGGTCAACACGTTCTTCCGCCACTGTGGCAGATTGGGACGCGTTACTTGGGCACGTAAAGGACAACGATGCTTGGGAGATGTTGGAACGGCGGGTAAACAAAACTGCTATCCAGCAATTCAAGGAAGCCGAGGGCGATTTGCCACCGGGTATCAATTGGTCAGAAACTCAAGTTGTCAATTTTAGGCGTAAGTAGATGTTAACGATGGATGATCTGCCAGTAGAAGTCGTGGTACTACCACGGATTTACAAAGCTAGACACTACCGGTCACTTGAGGGTGAGCAGCTGTGTTCGTCTGATGACGGTGTAGTTCCGTCTGTTAATGCAACCGAACCCCAAGCGAAGAAGTGTTCTGTATGTACGAACAACACATGGGGTTCCCGAATTACGCCTAATGGCAAACTGGGAAAGGCTTGCGCAGAAAGCATAAAGCTTACGCTTCGCAAACCAAACTCGGACTACGCGGAAACGTTTCGCGTTCCTGCTGCGAGTGTCCGACCGTTTCGTGCTTACGAAGACCAAGTCATAGCACGAGGCGAACAACTAACACACGTCGTAACAAAAATCGACGTTACCCGTGTAGATCAGCGAGCAACGTTGACGTTTAAAGTCACACGATTTTTAGACGAAGACGAACTCACTTCTATACATATGCCGGAGCAAGCGGATAGCCCGTTTGGTTCCACTGATGGCTACACATATTAACCAAACCCGAGAGGAATTTACCATGGCTACAACTAACGCAATGCACATCCTGACTAACGTCGAAGCCCTGTACCCGCGTATCAACACGACGTACAAGTACGACACCAAGGCCAACAACGGCAAAGGGCAGAGCGTCCCGTGTGACCCGTTGGATGAGGGTGCAAAGTATGAGCTGAACTTTAAGCTCCAAAAAGAGCAGGCTGCCAATCTTTATAAAGACATGTCAGATGCGTACAACCAGCGTAAAGCTGCCAACTGGCCTGAAATGCCATCTGCGAAGGAGGTTTTCGAGCAGGTCGACGGCGGGTTCGTAGTAAAGTCGAGCTTGAAAGGTTCGTACAACAATGAGCTAACAAAGAAGCCACGTCAGTTTGACGCTCGCAACCAGCTCTTGCCGGAGGATTTCGAACTAACAACCGGCAGCACGATCAACAGCCATCTGGCGTTGGTGCCGTACTCTTCTAACAACGGTAACGGCGTGTCTCTACGACTTCGTGCAGTTCAAGTTGTGAAGTTTAAAGAGCGAGAGCTGGCAAGCCCGTTTGGCGAAGTTGAAGGCTTTGACAGCACGGCAAACGTAGAAAGCTTCGGTGACGACTTCGATGAAGTACCAGCTCCAGCCCCTAAGCCCACCCCAGCGCCAGTTGCCGAAGTGGTAGAAGCCGCGCCTAAGAAAGCTAAACCTGCTAAAGTTGACGACTACGACAGCATCGACGCAGCGCTAGACAATCTAGACTTCGACGACTAGCACCGCTGCTCGCGAGTAACGGGGGTTCGCCCCCGTTACTATTTGTTCACACGTCAACAGAATAGGTAACGGCATGGGTACATTAGAGTTCCTAAAGCTAGTGCTTCCGTCACAGGGGCAGACTGTCCTTGGCCTCGTGCAGGCGAAAGACGACGGCGGTTCTTGGTTCAAATGGAAGAACTACCCCAACGCCGAAGAGGCAGCTCAAGCAGCATTATTCTTCGATGGTAGAGGAGAAACAGTCTACTTCGGAGTTAACTCATTCGGCGATTGGTACGATGACGAGAAGACCGGCAAGCGCCGCATCCGCACGCAGGAAAACGTGGTGGCATGTCGGTCACTTTTCGACGACTTCGATGTCGACGTATCCAAGAAGGACGCGTACGACACAAAGGAGGAAGCGCTTGAAGGCGTGGTTCTCTTAGCTAAATCATTACGGTTATCCCCAACGATCGTTAACTCCGGCGGCGGGTACCACAGCTACATCCACCTCGACGAAGACATAACGACCGAGGTGTGGGAAGAACTGTCCGCTATGAAGCGTGACGTCACAACGCACTTACAGATTAAAGCAGACCGCGCCGTGGATAGTGACACGTCGCGTATTCTACGGCCCATAGGCGTTCACAACCGCAAGTACGAACCAGCGCGCCCCGTAGAGCTACTCAGGGAAGGTAAGGTCTATACAGTAGACAAAGTGCGATCAGCGTTATCGGATTTCATAACCAACAACAGCGTGCAACCTGCGCCGACCACTCGAAAGGCTGCGAATGTTAGCCCGTTTGCTGATACGCCGGTCGACTACCCTGACAGCGACGCGGAAGTAGTAGCCAAGAACTGTGCTGCTGTTCGTCAGTTTAAAGACAGTGGTGGCAACATACCGGAACCTCATTGGCACCGTGCCATCGGGGTCATCAAGTTTTGTAAGGACGGCGCAGATAAGATCCATGAGTGGAGCCAAGGGTACGAAGGCTACTCCATGGCGGAGACGCAAGAGAAGATCGACGAGTGGACTGTTGGTCCAACATCGTGCGTAGAAATGGATCGCCACGCCGGGTGCATGGCAGACTGTCCTTTTGCGGCGACTTGCAGGTTTCCAGTCACACTAGGCTTTACTGAAAAAGCAGAGTCTGTCGCTGAAGCCAGCATAGACGCTAACGCCGTCGCCACGAAAGCAGCCGCAGCAGTGGGACAGGTTATCGAAGGGCAGCACATCCCACACTGGCCCGCGGCAGGTTACCGTTGGAACGGTCAGACGTTATCGAAAGCCTACACAGACGAAGAGGGCGTCGTCCACTGGACACCGTTCTGCCGCTCGTTCGTATACCCCATTAATCGCATCCAAGACAGCGAAGGAGTATGGAACATACATTGGAAAGCACTAGAGCAAAACGGTCGTTGGCGCGAATTCTTTATGCCTACGACAGAGTTAGCATCCCCAGACATGATGGCGAAGACGCTTGCATCGTACGAGGTGTTTCTCACACGCTCCAAAAACGCGAGAAATAACATGGTTGATTTTGCAGTAGAGTTAATCGACACGCTACAGAAATGGCGGGTCGAGACTAAGACGGTTGCCCAGTTCGGGTGGAACAAGGAGCGTACAGGCTTTGTAATAGGCACCAAGGAGCTGAGCCTCGACGGTGAGCACGATGTTCTCTGCGACCCAAGTATGCCACAAGATATAGCCCTCGACTTTGGGCGCAGTGGTACGCTTGAAGAGTGGACCTCGAACATAGACAAGCTGTACAACCGCCCCGGCGCGGAACCATTCCAGTTCGCTCTCTGCCACTCTATGGGCTCAGCCCTTGTTGAGTTGATGGGGTCGAGTAACTGGCACGGTCTGCCTTTGGCGTTCACGGGTCACGGTGGCACAGGTAAGTCTACTGCCGCTAAGATCGCGTGCGGCTTCTATGGCAACCCACGGCACATGGAACGTCAGACTGGTGAGCAAGGATCTACGCTCAACGCAGCGATCAAACGGATTGCGATCATGGGCTCTGTCCCAATGGTCCTCGACGAGTTCTCAGGACGATCTCCAGACGAGCTAACTCGTACCGGTTATGCGCTGGCTAACGGTCGGGACAAGGAACGACTGGGCACCACGGGCAAGTTCAGTACCGTCGGCGGGCAGTGGTTTAAGAACAGCTTCATCACATCGAACGACTCGATCATGGAAAGCATTAGCAAGCTGCCAGCAGGTTATAGAGTTGAAGCTACGCAGCTACGTTTCTTTGAGGTGTCATTACCAGCGGACTACCGGAACAAGGTTTTCCCTGACATCACGCAGGAGTTCGTCGAGAACCACATGGACCACGTTTATGGTGAGGCTTGCCGCCCGTACATCCGGTTCATCATCGAGAACCAAGACTGGGTACGTCGCCAGATTGTCTCGGCTCGTAGCAAGTTCAACCCGAAGTCGGAAGAAGACAACAAGGAACGGTTCTACCGAGACACCATTGTGACTGCGCTGGTGGCAGGTAAGATCGCACACAAACTGAATTTGGTTCAGTTTGACATGGACGCCATGAAAAAGTGGGCGCTAGGTCAGGTCCAGACCATGCGTGAGAGCCGTCGGGAAAACAACCTCGACATTAGTGAACAGCTTGCTGCGTTCATTGCTACTCTGCCGGGTCGTTTGATTATCACTAAGCACTTTGGTGATAACCGCTCCAAGGTCAAAGAACATCCGATGGAAACTATGCGCAACCCCGCAGTGGGCCGTGTATGTACCGAGGACAAGAAGGTCTACGTCACAGTCAAAGCAATCGCTGACTGGTGCAAGGAGCACGGCGTGGCACCTGCTGCCATCAAGGAAGAGCTAGACCGTGCAGGTTACTTAGTGTTCCAAGCGGATGGCACGTTTAGCCCCCGCATTACTTTGGGTTCTGGCACTACTGTCCCGAGTGGCCAGTCTCGTTGCTACGAACTTAACTTCACGAAGTTCTTCGACAGTAAAGCGCTGTCAATTGTGAAAACTGAAGAAGGGGTTGCTACTGAATCCCAAGCGGGCGGATAAGAATGGCAAGCGACATGACCACACTCGAAGCAATGATGATCGACGCAAAAAGCTGTAACGCCAGAGCGCGTCGAGTGTGGGGCAACACAAAGTTCCGTGACATGGGTGCCAAAGCATTAGGGGGGCGTCCTAAAACAACCCCTCCGCGTCCTATGACGCCCCGGTCACGGTTAATAAACAAACTGTTGAAGCAAGGGATGGAAAGTATCGCCATCGCAGAACTTTTGGAGGCGTCCCCTAGTGCAGTAGGGGGGATGATCCAGCGGTGGGGGCTCCCTAGGGATTAAACTAAAATGATCACTACAAAGAACATAACAGCGGAGAAAGGCACCCAGCAGACTCAAAGAGGCGGTAAAGAGAGAGTTAAATTCGAAAAGATCCGGGAACGAATAAGCGAAGAGGTTTTCTGTACTAACGCAAGACCAAAATTCATAACGGTAACGCAATCTGAGTGGCATATTTTACAAGCCGGGAACCTAGCTTTTCATGGAAAACCGGCAAGTGAGTGCAACGCCGCAGGAATACCAATGAGGATTGAATAATGAAAAAGCTCGTAGATGACATCACAGGCTACACGTTCACGTACCGCGCTGGAATACCACACAGGCACCAAGCTGTGGCATCTGCTGTACGGTACGACTGGTCGCGACCCAAGCTCTTAGAACCGCAGGCCAAAGCGATCTTCCACTTGATGGTGGGCGTCGACGTCCAACCGATGATCTTGGAGAATTAAACATGACGATACTCCAAAGTATGATCACGCTTTCGGTGATGATGTTCTGCGCTCAAGTCGCGTTCAACGTACTGGTTGAAGAAATGCGTTGGTACTGGGCAGTCTACAGTGCCGTCGTAATATACAGCTTGGTGGTTGTGCTGCTGGCAGTGCTGGCGAACATCGACACCATATTTCCTCAAGTTCTTCTCAAGGTGTAGACGATGATCAAGTTCAAACGTTTAACAGATACAGCAGTAATACCAAAACGTACCACCGCAGGAGCCGCAGGGTTCGACATCTACTCAGACCAAGACCTCTCCCGAGTTCACTTCGGGCAAGTAGCGAGCATCAGTACTGGCATCGCAGTTGCCGTACCAGATGGGTTCGTTGGTCTCATCAAACCACGCAGTGGACTGGCTGTTAGCCGAGGCGTGGACACCATGGCAGGTGTAATTGATTCAGATTACCGTGGCGAGATCCGCGTTGTGATGACGGTTCACAGTACAGACATCGTGCCGTTTAGAGTTGAGCGCGGTGAGCGTATCGCACAGTTAATTGTAGTGCCGGCAATGCTGGTCTCGACTGAGGTGAAGGAGCTGGACGACACCACACGGGGTAAGAAAGGTTTTGGCTCGACGGGGATCAACTAATGACACTGGAACAACTACAGCACAGGCTGAAACCTCTTAACCTGAAGTACGTTGCGCGGGAGACAG